CGGGCGCTCTGTTAGAGTTCCAGATGGAAACTGGGCTCACCGTGACGCCGGCAAAGTTCACCGTGCCGGAAGATGACGAAGGCATTTTTGGATGCTCGCCGGATGGGTGGACAAGTGACGGCTATGGCATCGAAACCAAATGCCCATTCGGGCTTCGGAAAACGCCAGAGGCCCCCGCGCCGTTCAAGAGCATTAACGAGCAACTGCACTATTTCGACCAGTGCCAGTTCAGTATGTTCGTCACCGGGCGGAAATTGTGGCATTTCTTTCAATGGTGCCCGGTCGATACCGCCCACGTTGTCGTCGAAGCCGACCAAGTGTGGCGCGACCAATCCCTGCCCATCCTCCGGCAATTTCACGCCGAACTGATCGCGACGATCAATGATCCCGATCTATCCGCCGAACACCTCGCCCCATTGCGAGTGGTGATTGATACGCCCGATGCTGCGAGGATGCTGCGGGAGTGGGATGAGTTGACCATCCAGCTTGAACTTGCTACAGAGCGGAAGCGAGATCTTTTAAATGATATTGTCGCGCTCGCTGGAGAAAAAAACGCACTTGTTGCCGGTCGAAAATTGTCATTGGTCGAGAAGGCTGGATCAGTCAGCTACGCGAAAGCAATTCGCGCTTTGTGCCCCGACGCCCCATTGGAGAAATGGAGGGGAAATCCGACTTCTTTTTGGAAAGTGAGCTAAGGATTGACGAAAAATTGCACAAAATGCGGCCTAGAAAAAGCCAAGGCTGATTTCTTTAAGAAATCGGGGGCCAAAGATGGCCTTCAATCAAGATGCAAGGCGTGTAGCCGCAAATATGTTTTAGAAAACAAAGACGCCATCCGGGAAAGGGGTAGGGTCTGGCGTGAGGCCAACAAGGAATTGCTCCGGCGTCAGCACAAAGAAAAATACGAAAGGAACAAAGAGGCTATACTCGCCAGGACCACTGCGTATTGTCGGGATAATAAGGAATATTACAAAGAAAAGAACAGGGTCAGATACCAAGATAAAAGGGAGGAGATAAGAGAAAGGCATAACTCTGATTATGTAAAAAACAGAGAGCGTGTTCTTAATAGGCAGAAGGCCCGCAGAGAGGCAAATCCAGAATTGTTTCGAGAGCGCGCTAAAAGATACAGAGAGAAAAATGTCGAACTGTTTAACACGAGATCAAGGGAGTATTATTCAAACAATAAAGAGAGTGTCATAAAAAGAACGATGGCCTATAAAGTGGCGAGGTACTCTAGCGATCCCGTTTATGCGTTGGGGGTGAATATAAAAAGCCGCGTCAACGAAGCCATTAAAGCTGTGAATGGCCGGAAATCAAAACGATCTAACAAATATGTCGGGTGCACGTGGGCAGAATTGGCTCATCATATTGAGCGCCAGTTTTTGAATGGTATGACATGGGAAAATAAGGGTGACTGGCATATCGACCATATCATTCCGCTTGCATCTGCAAAAACGATTGAGGATTTGGAACCGCTTTTGCATTTCACAAACCTCCGCCCATTATGGGCGACCGACAATCATCAAAAATCGAGCAAACGAACTCTGCTAATTTAGACCGCCCGCGCCGCTCTTTCCCCTTGACGCCGCACGCGGTCTCGTTCAGTGTCTGGTTGTCAGATGGAGATGATAGATGAGCGCGATTGCATTTACCACCAAGCGTAAACTCAACAATGCTGTAAAGATGGCGCTGGCGGACCGCAAAATCCCTAACGATGCGTTTGACCTTTATCGCGATGGTTCGGAGATTGGGATTATCTGGCGCGAACTTCGCTATAGCGCACCAATCCGCGCTCGCCATGACGGGACAATCTATGTCGGCCATGCCGATCCTTACGAAAGCGGGTCTATATTTGAGCGCGGGCTTTGCGACTTCAAATTGCTCGCCTAACCCCGCCCCCACACGCGGGGCAAAGATGGAGAAAGAGAATGTATTATAAATTATCCTCGGATCATTATTTAAATCAATTTGACCGTTACCCGGAAGGGCCGGAAAGATTTGCTGCGGCTTGTGCGCATATTTCCTATGTCCGCAATTATGGGCTAGATCGAGAAAATACACTGATTGAAAAACTCCAATCAGTGCTTGACCGACTTGTGAATGGGGATGTACCTGCGGCTATTGCAATCGATATTCACGAATTCCTTGAAGAGGAAAGGATTTAGTTGCTTTCCCCCACCCCCAACTGATGGAGAATGAAATGGCGAGTAATCCCAAACGCAAGTCCCCGCTCGATACCGCCCAATCGGCAATCTGCGCCAGCCTGCGCACCCTATCCGGTCCCGATCTGATCGAAGCTATCAATACACTGCGCGCGACGATCCACGAACATTCGCCGTTCAAGTCGGAACCGACCGACTTTGTGCGATGGGTGCCCAACACCGCCGTCTATGCGAATGGATATAATCCCAACAGTGTGGCCCCACCCGAAATGGAACTACTCCGCCTGTCGATTGACGCGGACGGCTATACGCAACCAATCGTCACTATGCCAGACGGCAATGGCGGTTATGAAGTCGTGGATGGCTTCCATCGTCACCGTGTCGGCAAGGAAATGCCGAGCATCCAAGCGCGCGTGCATGGCTATCTGCCCACTGTGGCAATCCGCCAGTCGCAAACCGATCAGTCCGATCGCATGGCCTCAACAATTCGTCACAACCGGGCGCGCGGCAAGCATTCCGTGCAGGCCATGTCGGATATCGTGATCGAATTGAAGAAGCGGAATTGGACTGACGCCAAGATCGCTTCCAATCTTGGCATGGATGCCGACGAGGTTCTGCGGCTGTGCCAGATTTCTGGCCTTGCCGAAGTCTTTGCCGACAGCGACTTCTCGCAATCTTGGGATGTTGACGGCCCTGTTTCGGCCTTGGACTTTTCAGAGGAGGGCGAGTTTGAAGACGTATCCGTCCGCACGTCCAACACTTCCGACCCGGCCCGCATCTTTCACCCCTATGAGAAGTGGGAATGCTATGCGGCGGGCTTCTATGCGACGGGATGGCCCGGTAGGAGCAAGGATGAATGCGAGGTAATCTACGCCTCTTTCCTGCGCGATGATGATGCTTTCCGCAAAGCGCTGGATGGCGTGATTGAGGAATGGGTCCACTCCTGCGAGCATTATCTCACGAACGCCGCCATGAACCGGATTGCCTATTTGGGGCAGGCCGCTGCGGCTTATGCTCATGGCTTGCCTAGTGTGTATTGCGGCGGGTTCCAACTTCTCTCGGAACCTGAGAAGGATCGCGCCAACGCGACGGCGCTGGAATATCTCAATCGGTGGTTGACTAGCCGGGGGCGACCGGAAGTCAGCATGGAGGATGCTAATCCGGGGAGGCAGTCGGATATTTATTGACGCCTTCGGGCGCGCATGACACTATCGAATGTCAGATGGAGAATGACATGGAAATTAAACGCACAACGGTTGATCCCGAAACTATGCTAGCGATGCATGAAATATTCATGCCGCGCGCCAAGGGATACGCGCTATTGATGGCGATGGGCCGGGCTTTCCCGCCAATCGTCACTATGCCAGACGGCAATGGCGGTTATGAAGTCGTGGATGGCTTCCATCGTCTTACCGCCGCCGCCTTGTGCGGCAAAGAAATGGAGGCTTGGGAGATCGACGGCGATGATTTTGAAGATATGTGCATGCGGTTCCGCGAAGATGGCCGCCACCCTGACGCAATGTTGATCGCCATGTGCGCGGAGATGGATTGATGCCCAAAATCTACCGCCAAGAAAACGTCCTGTCCGCCGCCAAGCGCCGGATTTCCCTAGCTCTCGACAACACAGAACGCTGCTATGTCGCCTTCTCAGGAGGCAAGGATAGCACCGTGCTACTGCACCTAGTGATGGAAGAAGCCATCAAGCGGGGCCGCAAGGTCGGCGTGATGATCTCCGACCTAGAGGCGCAATATGCTGCCACCGTGAAGCATATCCGTGCGACCGTCGATCTCTACCGCGATCATATCGACCTGCATTGGATGTGCCTGCCGCTCAACCTGCGCAACGCCGTCACCAACTATGAGCCGCAATGGCAGGCATGGGACGCGACCAAGCGGGATATTTGGGTTCGCCAGCCTCCTGCCGATGCTATCACCGATCCCGACTTCTACCCCTGGTTTCAGCCCGGCATGGAGTTTGAGGAACTGGTTGTCTTGTGGGGCGAGTGGTATGGCCAAGGCCGTCCGACAGCGGGTTTCATCGGCATTCGAGCGCAGGAGAGTCTTAACCGCTACATGGCCGTTGCCGTGTGGGCCAAGACCGATGTGATGCTGAATGGCTGGCGCTGGACAACCCGCGTGATCGATGAGGTTTACAACGTCTATCCTCTCTACGACTGGCGCTCGGAGGACATCTGGCGCTTCCATGCCAAGTATCCCGAACTGCCGCACAACTCCATCTATGACAAGATGCACATGGCGGGCGTCCCGCTATCCCAGCAGCGCCTTTGCCAGCCCTACGGCGACGATCAGCGCAAGGGGCTATGGCTCTATCATATCATCGAGCCGGAGACGTGGCCGAAGCTGATTGCGCGCGTCAATGGTGTGAACGGGGGTGCGTTGTATAGCCAGGAAAGCGGCAACGTCTCGGGTGTGAACAAGATCAAGTTGCCGCCCGGCCATACATGGAAGTCGTTCACGACATTGCTACTCCAAAGCCTCCCCCGTCCGACGCAAGAGCACTACGTCAAGAATTTCAAGCGGTTCATCAAGGGCTGGCGTCGGCGCGGCTATGCGATCATTCCCGACTATGCCCCGCCCGAATTGGAGGCTAATAGCTGGGCACCGTCATGGCGGCGCATGTGTAAGACGCTGCTTCGCAATGACTGGTGGTGCAAGGGGCTTGGCTTCACGCAGCCGAAGTCCGAAGCGTGGGCGCGCTACAAGCTGATTAAGGCGGGTGAGAAGGAGCGGCGCTCCAAAGAGCAGGTGAGTTTGTTTGAACAGGTGGAGGGATGAGCGCCCTCCGCGACTATCAACAGGACGCCGTGGAAGCCGCCAAGGATTGGCTGCGGGCATCCGTGGAACCCTGTCTCATCGAAGCTCCCACCGGCTCGGGCAAGTCGCATATCGTCG